TGCCTTTATCTTTAGTATTATTACTAGTATTATTATTAGTATTATATATATTAGTATTATTGGTGGTCATTTTGACTATACCCCCATGGTCATTTTGACTATACCCTGTGGTCATTTTGACTATACCCCCATGGTCATTTTGACTATACCCTGTGGTCATTTTGTCTATAGGGGTGTCAGCTTTTTCATGAGCCATATAGCGGTTAAATTTCACGCCGCTAATCTCCTCTACTCTCTTTTCAACTATTCCTCGGTCTACAAGATTTTCAATGCTTCTCTGTGCAGTTCTTTTTGATACGCCAAGAAATTCGGAAATATATTTCAACGACCCTTTAAATTCTGATTCGCCATCCTGCGAAAAGCCGTAAATAAGGGCATATGTGAGGAGCTCATTCCCCTTTAACTGTAAATCTGATATCATCCAATCTTGAATAACGATATATGCCATATCTACCTCCTATCTTGACAAATTGCCAAGTCTTTTGTAAAATCTAGTTATGTTTTATTTGGCAAGAGCTTAATGGTAGGGCTCTTCCTTTTTTACCTCGTGTTCTACATCGTCTTTATCCGTGTAGAACACTTTGTCATACTCTACACCTTGTTGTCGTCCTAAGAGGGTGTAGAGTAATCTAATAACATACTCTTTTCTTGGAGGCTCATTCATTTTTTTATTCACCCCCTAACATCACAAAGAAATTATAATTGCTATAATCTTTTCCGGCGGTATGTGTTACCACACCAACCCAACTGGACGAGATCCAGATAATCAACGCTACTGACACGATGGTCATTAGATTATACATAACCTTCATTTTTTACCCCTCTCTTTTCGTAAGTTCCTGGCATTGCAAGAATTTATTAATAAAATATTGCTGTCCCTTACCTGTGACTTTAGTTGTCTTGGTGATGATATTTTCACCTGCTCCGTTAATGTAGGAGCCTTCCTTGATTTCAAACAATCCAAGCTCCATACCTTTCTGGGTTGGCATGTTTCTGCCTGACCCGCGTTTGAGGAGAAAGCCATTTTCACGCATCCAAGAAAACAATCTTCGTTGTCCGATTTCGATGCCATTCTGTTTTAACAGCTTCGCAAGTTCGCCGATTAAAATTGAGGTCTGACTTGCTGAAACGGCATCTGCAAACACTTCTTTTGGTCGCATACGCTCAACGCTTTCAATCAAAACTGCATTGTCAGCTTTTAAAGATTCAATGGTTTTGTCAGCCATTCTTAAGGCTCTGGCAAAAACTTGTTCCGGTGTGTTCCATGCTTTTTCAAGGTCGATGAAATACTGACGAATCAGTTTTCCTTCCGGCGTTCTCTGAATCATGCAAATTTGTTTCGCCATATCTATTGATATTTGATAATCTGTTGCCGGTCTGCCGCCCTGTTCTGAGGTTTCTCCCACTTCTGGGAAAAACTCATTTCCTTCAGAAAACCCATAAGCCTTCATTCTCTCAAACCATGTAGTGAATTTGGTTCCGATATTTAACTTCTTATAAAGTTCTCTCGCGGAAACAGTTGGCTGCTCCGCATCATAGTTAACAGGAATTAAATTTTCCATCTAGTCACCACCCTTTCTTGTTGAATTAAATTCAACTTTTTAGTTAAAAAAAATAGCGTCCCTCTCTTTCTTGGTCAACCTAAGAATATTTGTTAATGCTACAATTTCCGAAGCTCTGAAATCAGGTTTATTCATTCTGTTATAGAAAGACTCTCTAGTCATGCCCATTTTTCTAGCTACAAAAGAAATACTCATTCCAGAATCTTCTATCTTTTTTCTAAGTGCCTTAACGTCTGCCAAGGTATCACTCCTTTCTTTTTTTGTTTGCGTGATTTCCTTTCACGCTCTTACTATACCACGTTGTTGAATTTGTGTCAACACTTTTAAATAAAAATGTTGATTTATTTTCACGCTTATGTTATATTAAGAATCGTAGAAAGGAGGAAAAATGATACAATTATACAAGAACATCAAGGAACGTCGTGTACAAATTGGAATGTCTCAAGATGAACTAGCAAAGAAAACAGGGTACACGAGCCGCTCATCTATTGCCAAAATCGAAAAAGGCGAAGTTGATTTGCAGCAATCAAAAATCGAGCTGTTTGCGAAAGCTTTAGGTGTTAGTCAGCCAGAGTTAATGGGCTGGGAAGAAAACGCAACAGTAGAAAACGCCGAATTGCTTGCCGAGATAGCAATGGACTTTGAGTTATTAGGATACGCAGAAAAAATACTACGTATGGAATGTAGCCGCAAATATAAAGTTTACGGCTACATTGACAGAATAACAGAAGAATAACTAAGGTGTGGGGACTAGCACCCCCACCCTTTTTTTAATTTGTTTGCAAACACAAAAACAAATTTGCAAAAATGTTCGTCATTGCAATTTTCAATCAGTTCAATTAATTTGTCTTTATACATCGCTTCACATCCTCTCACGCTTAATTATAGAACATTCGTTCTGGCTTATCAAGAGTCTTTGTTATGATATTTTTATGTTTTTGTTAAAGAAAATATGCAGATTTATTTAAATTTATACTGACAAATCATTTTATTTATTATATAATTTATTTGCAACAAACTATTTTGCTAATATTTGCAATATAGTAATAATAAAAAGGAGAAGAAACTATGAGCAAAGAAAAAACTAAAGTTTGTAAGCACTGCAAAGAAGAAATTGACGCAAAAGCTAAAGTGTGTCCTCATTGCCAGAAGAAACAGGGCGGCAAGTTGAAATGGGTAATTATCATTATCATCGTTCTGGCTGTTTTAGGCGCGGCAATGGGTGGTGGTGACGATGACAGTTCTTCCACTGATTCTTCAAAAAGTACTACAGCAACAACAGCGGCTAAGAAAGAAACTGCTAAAAAAGAAGAAACAAAAGAGAAAGACAGCGTAAAAGTTGGCGAATCTTTTGAAAATGACGGTTTAAAAGTAACTGCGAAAAAAGCCGAGTTTGGATATGACGGTGGAGAGTACTTTACTCCAAAAGATGGATGCGAATATGTAGCTGTAGACTTTACTTGCGAAAATATTGCAGAAAAAGGTGACAAGTATGTATCTGTATCTGATTGTAATTGCTATGCAGATAATTCAGCCTGCGAACAGCAATACATAGGAGGCAGCGATTTTGTCAACACTAATTTATCTCCAGGAAAGAACGTAAGCTTTACAGCATACTATGAAGTGCCAAAAGATGCAAAGAAAGTGGTTTTAGAATATAGTGCTTCGTTCTGGACAGACAAGAAGATAACTATTAATTTAAAATAATTAGTCTACTAATAGGACAACTAACAAGAAGGAAGGATCAATTCTTCCTTCTTTTCTTTTTTCCTCAAAATAATAAAAAAGCACCTGTCGAAACAAGTGCTTTCGTTTTGAATTAATATACCAGTGTCAATTCTCTTTCGTCATTATGCACAAAGTCGTCCGCCTCTTTCAGATTGTCAAATGTTTTTACAACGTTCCACTCTTCGTCCTCGACACTGATTTTCATTTCTGTAATTTCTACGGTGTCGCCAGAATCCACGATCTCGCCGTCTTTGTCATAGATTTCTGGCAAAATGCAGTATTCCGTAATCAGGTAGCAGCCTTCGGCGTTTCCGGAATAATAGGTAATATCTGTCTTATGTTTTTTTAAGACTTCTCTTGCTTCTTCTAATGTGTCACAAGATTTTACCAATTCGATAAAAACATCATCGCAGAAAAATGTACACCCCTGCACTATTTCTGAAATGTCTCTTTCTTTAATCTCTCGTGTAGCTTTATATACGTTATACTTTTTCATGTTTTTTTCCTTCCTGCCTTCGTAACCTCCGCGGCGGGTATTTACTTGACTTTGCGATAATATTTTGCTATAATATAGTTGTCCGCATATTGTATATGCGTGTGAGTAGAAACTATTTTGTTGACTATTAAGTCAATGGAGAAGGGGGCTGTTTTCAGCCTCTTTTTTCTGTGTCTAATAGCATCTGTAAATAATCTTCTCCCACATCCTCATGCGGCATTTCCCACAATTTTTCTGCTGTGTATCCCAGTTTGTGCAATTCGCGCACTCTTTGTTTGTTTTCTGTTTCCTCGTCATTGCAGGCGTACAGGAAATCGTACAAATCTGGAAATTGTTTTCGCAGGGCGGCGTGAGTATTTTTTTCTACCATGTCCGTTATCTTTCTTACTTCGGTTTTTCTGTCAGAAACTAACGCTTCGTGAATTTTTGACAGTGCCCATGAATCTACTTCATCATGTTTTCCTTTCATCCAAAGTTTAGCCCGTCTTTCTCGCAAATCCAGCGCGAGTGATACAAAGAAAGCTTGTTCTGTTTTCTCTTTGAGTTCACAAAAGTCCTCTTTTGCAGTTCCTGTAGATTCATTTTTCTTCAAAAAATCCAACATTTCTTTTTTTGCTCTTTCTGCTTCTTTCATCATTTTTTTCTCCTCCTTATTAAAAAGTTTCCATCAATTTAGAGCTTACAAGACTAGCATAATCATCGGCTAATTCTTCTTTTGTCATATAGTTTCCGAAGCAAATTTCAGCCTTGTAAATTTCTTTAGCAGTTATAAAAAGATTAATAAACCACTTAGCATCACTTATTTTTTCGATGTCGATTAAATTTTTTTCTCTAATTGAAACAAAATAATTACTTCCACTTTCTTTTTCGTTTTTTAAACTGATATTCAACGCTTTGATCATGCCTTCTTTAATGTCTTTCGCCCATGCAATCTGTTTTACGGAACCTTTTGTGATTTCTCCCATATGCTTTGCTTCCTTCCATGCTTTTTTTAATCCTTCGGAGATGCAAAGACCTGCCTTTTTAACTAACTCCCATGCTCTTTTCATAATTTTTGATAAATTGTATTTTTTCATTTCTTTGTATCTCCTCTCTTGATTTACTCACATTATACACGATAATGTCTATTATGTCAAGAGAAAAATATACGAAAATGTATTATTTTTTTCTTGATATTTCTTTCAGAATAATGTACTATATATTTATAACGATAAAAGGAGGCTTTTTTAAATGGAAACACGAGCAAGAAAAAGAAGTAACATATATAAAGGTAGTATCTCATATAGTAATTTATGGGACACACTAGAACGCAGAGGGTTAAAGCGCTCCAACCTATTAGATAAGGAAAGTTTTAATCTTTCCCCGGCACTGGTCAATAAGTTGCGACACGACAGGAACGTGAATATAGATACAATTATGTATTTGTGTGAGAAATTGAACTGTCAGGTGTGCGACATCGTGGAATATAAAAAATAATATATTTTCGTGTATTTTTCTCTTGACATAATAGACATTATCGTGTACAATAAGATTAAATCAAGAGAGGAGATACAAAGAAATGAAAAAATCAGTTAAAAGATACAACTTATCAAACATTATGAAAAAAGCATGGGAAACAAAGAAAAGATACCCTAGAAAGAGCTTTAGCTCTTGTTTAAAAGATGCATGGAGAGAAGCTAGCCAAGGAAATGCCAGAAGTAGTTGATGTTATGTTTAGCGGTCGCGACTTAACAATCAATCTTGAGAACGGAGAAATCTCTGGAGAAACTTTCGAAGTAAAAAAACACATCAAATACATTTTTGATGCAAAATGGAATCCAGCTAAGAAAGTATGGGTATCTCAGCTTAAAAATCTTAGAGCAGTTGTAGCTAAAGAGTGTGTAGTTTACTAAAAAGGAGGAAGAAAAATGTACGAAAAAGTTTTAGAAGCAATCAAAAATAGCAGCTATGATAGTTTTGGAATTAGAAGAACCTGTGCCGATGAAGATTATAAAGTCGGTGACATCGCCCGCAATTCCTTTTACTGGGACGTTGAGAACGATTTATCATCATACCAGACAGAGCCAGAGGAGATGGACGGAACGTCCGCAAGAGCCATCCTTTTTGACGACATGGACAGCGATGAGGGAAATCTTGAGGTCATCAAGAAGACCATTGAAAGATTTAAAAAAGAATATCCTTGCTGTCTTCCGGAGGAGAAATTTGTTGTTCTCGGTTCTGATCGCGTAGAATATGACATCAACGATGGCGACATCATCATGGAAGATGCAGAGGTTTTATATATCTTTTAGGAGGGAGTGCTAATGCCAAGAAGGACTCACGAAAAAATATGCCAGAATTGCGGAAAACCGTTCTGGGGGCTGGCAGATAAATACTTTTGCGATGATTGCTCCAAAAAATTGAGGGCAGAGCGCACAAGGCAAGAGAAAATTTGTGAAGATTGTGGCCGCTCATTTATAGGCGGACCTAAATCTTTTAGGTGCCCTGACTGTCAGAGGAAAATAGACGATAGAAGAAAGCAAGCTAATAAATACTATGGGGCAGAACGCCCCCTCGGAAGCACAGACAGGTGTATTGTTTGTGGGAAAGAGTATGTTGTTGAGGGGAGCTTGCAAAAATATTGCAGTGCAAAATGTAGGTTAATAGGGTTAGACAGTTACAATAAGCGAAGAAAGGAGAATATTGAGCAAAAAAAGAGAAAAAAGGCAGAAATGAGGGCAAATCAATTATATGTTTGTCAGTACTGTAAACGCCCTTTTACCCCGGTCGTATTATCCGGGATGAAATTAGCATCCCATTTGTATTGCTCCGATTATTGCAGAAAAGGAGAAAAAAAGATACAGCTGTGCATAGCAGATATTAAGCGTGGGAAAAGCAGAGATCTGCAAAAATATATAGATGATCGCAATCAGTACAGAGAAAAGGTTGCACAGGAGAAAGCTAGTGAAAATTAGCAGCACCCGCCCCGGAGGTACGAAGGCAGGAAGGGAAATAAATGAAAAGAGCCGCTTTGTACGTGCGAGTAAGCACGCAAGAGCAGAAGAACAGTGGATTGTCCGTTGATTCGCAGATAGATGCGCTTGAAAAATATTGCGAGGAGCAGGGGTATACAGTTGCCGGTATTTACAACGATGCCGGCATTTCGGCACGCAAAAAATACACAAAACGCCCTGCCCTATTGCAGTTACTTGAGGATTGCAAGAAACATGAGATTGATATAATACTCTTCACGCGCCTTGACAGGTGGTTTAGAGCCGTTGCGGGGTACTACGAGGTACAAAGTGTCCTTGATGCGTGTAAAGTGCCTTGGAGGGCCATCTGGGAGGATTATGAGACGGAGACAAGTCAGGGGATTTTTAAAGTTAACATCATGTTATCTGTAGCGCAGGCAGAGGCGGACAGAGACAGTGAGAAAATACGGTCCGTTATGGAGTTTAAGCGACAGAACAAAGAGTATATAGGTGGAAAAGTGCCGGTAGGGTATCGCGTAGAAGGGAAAAAGATTGTAAAAGACGAGAAGATGCGAGGAATAATCGAAGATATGTTTGAGCATTATTTCCAGACGTTTTCTAAATGGGGTACCGCTGACTATATTTTAAATAAATATCCCGATTTTATCAGGACGAGAACCAGGATAGTCAAAATTATGTCCAGTCCGGCGTACCACGGGGAAATGTACGGCGTAAAGAACTACTGTGAGCCATACATAACAGAGGAGCAGGCGCAAAGAATTAAAGAGGTGTCTAGCCAGAAAAGTTGGATAGATTGCAAGAGGCGTATTTATATTTTTTCCGGGCTGATACGTTGCCCGATTTGTGGTTACAGATTTTCTGGGCGCACGATGGCCAAGAAAGAAAAGAGGTATAAAGTGTACCAATGTCCTCGATCTGCTGCGAAAAAGCACAAGACATACACGCGATCTGAACCAAAATTAGAAAAATATATGCTTGATCACATCGAAAAAAAAATACAGTTAGATGTATTAAGGGCGGAAGGTCGTGTGAAGGCAGCCGGAAACGATGTGGGAAAGAGAAAGAAAAAATTATCCAGTGAGTTGGGGAGAATCAACAAGATGTTTGAAAAAGGCAGGATAACAGAAGAATACTACGACGAAAGATACGAGGCTA